AACACGGTTGATTTGAACTGCCAATGCGGCATGCTCGTCACCAACGAATGTAGCTGTACCAGATACGGCAGCTTGGTCGTAAGTTTGACCAACACTTGCTAGACCACGTAGGCTAGAAAGAATTTCTTGGTCAATTTCAGCTGTAATTTCTTGTGCTAGAGCAGCCATAATTTCAGCTTCGATATCAATACCTTGCTGAGCTTGTGCATCTTGAGCGGCTTCAAAAGTCCAACGAGCACTTAGCTTACGTGTTTTGGCTTCTACAGCTTGTTTCAAGATTTGGATACTCATACGCTTACCTGGGTTGCCTTCTAGGCTAGCAGTACTACTTGCACCTGGTGTAGCGTCTGTGTTGTTACCAGAATAAGCAGCCGCAATCTTGAATGGGCTTAGTGCTTCATCTCCAGCTGTTACGCCATCACCACCATCTGCGTAACGAATACGTAGTGTGTGGATTTGACCAACTGGACCAGTCATTGGTTGTACGCCAACGATTTCGTTAGCAATGACTGTTGGCATTACACGGCGGATTACTGGAAGAATCACGCGGTTTAGTGTTGCAACGTTACCTGCACTGGTTGAACCAGCTGTTGCACTTTCTGCAAGATACCTACGAGTGTTTTCAAGGGTCACACCCATGACACTACGCTTGTGGCCTTGTAGGCCTTCTAGTAGGGCCTCTTTTGTATCTTGCCATTTTTCATTTAGCAATACGGACATTTGTTTCTCCTAATTATTTTAGACCCGCTAGTTTGCGGATGTCGATTAAATTATCAATACCTTCCTCGGCAGTGATCTTGGTTGGCTTGTCGCCTGTAACCTCTTTACTCTCATTTAGTGCCTGTTTTGGTGCCTTAGTGTGTGCCTTGCCTTCCATCACCGCTGGTAAGTACTTGTCGAAAGCATCAGCTAATTTGAAAGTTTGTACACTTTCTAAAAGTTGATTCATAACTGCTTTCTTTTCACCACTTAGCGGAGCTAGTAATTCTTGCATTGCTTCTCTACGCTTCATCATGTCGTTAGCAATACGGATTTCACGTTCTTTGCTTTCAACTAGTTGCTGTACTTCTGCAATAGCTTGTTGTGCCTCTGCTAGTTCTGCTTCTTTCTTATCTACAATCTTCAACAAACGTGAAGTTGTGGATTTTTCATTAACATGACTAGACATATATTCTGCATTGAAAGCTTCGAAAATCTTGCGTCCAAAGTTATTTTGACGTGCGCTATCAATATCTTCACGTAATTGCGAAATCTCTTTTGTAAGATTTTTTGTAATTGCGTTCTCAACAATTGTTGCGCTCTTAGCGATAAACTGTTGTTTGATTTCAGCAAATTTTTCTTTTGCTTCGCGAACTAATTTAACTTTAGTTTCTGCAAGGTCTTTCTTATCTTCTGCGAATTCTTTAATTTCACGAGCAAGTGCTTCAACTACGAAAGCTTCTAGCTTTCCAAAGTTTTCTGCAACTTTCTGACGATCGCTTTGAAATTCACCTAACTCTCTGGCCAAATTCTTAACAACAAAAGCTTCTAATACTTCTGAATCTTTTGAAACCTTTGCTTCATACTGGGCTCTTGCTTCCGCAAGGCTTTGTCTGTCAGCAACGAATTCAGCAATTTCGCTTCCTAACTGATCACCAATCATCTTGTCAAGTGACTCAACAATAGTTGCACGGTCGTGCTCATAACGTTGAGCGAACTCTTCACGAAGTTCAGCTGTTAGTACATCGCGGGTTTCTTCAAGTTTGGCGTTCCAAGCTGTTTCGACTTCGGCTTTGATTTCCTCAGAAATCATTCCGCTTTCGAAAAGTTTTTTGAATGCGTCCAACATCTCTTTTTCTCCTCGGGCTTATTTTAGACCTTGAATAATATTAAGGATACTTTCCTTAAGATATTTTTGGGCCTTTGGATCTTCTCTAACTTCATGTGCCACTTGTATAGCTCTATTACCACCACGAGTATTCATATAATGCTCATAAATGGCTGTAGGATATGCTCCTGGCGCACTTGGTTGTGCTACTACATCTACTGTTATGATTTCAAAGTCTGATACTTCACCTGTTCCATCATTAACATTGCCGCTACCACGACTAGAAACACCTAGCTTAACGCCTGACTCTAGCATGGTACGGACTAAATTTCCCATTGGCGTTGGCAAGATTTTAAACTTACCGTAACCATTAGGACCATCCATCCACATATCTGTAATCATGTGGCTCACACGGTCCAAATTAACTTTCAAATCATCTGGATGGTCAACTTCACCTAATACACTGTATCCGTTTTTAATTTGATCAATTAACGTGTTGACAGCAGTGCCTATTTGATCAACAGGATATATACGCTGATTCGCATTACGAATCCCGCCTTGGATACAAATTCCCTTCATATAAAGGTTCTTGCCGTCGTTGCCGTCTGATTCAACGACACAACGTGCCTGATCAAACGACAAACTTTCGCGCAATAAAAAGCTCATTGACTTATCCTAAAATTACTTAGAACCTAGTGGGCTCTTAGTATTACCTGCTTGCTCACCAGCGCCTTTCTTCTCTGCGCCATGACCAGGTTCTTTCTTCTTGAACGCTGTCTTACCAGCATTACCACCTGGAACATTGATGTTACCAGCACTTTCTTCTTTAGCACTTGGGTTCAATAAACCACCTTTTGTGCCTTCGCCTTTAGCTTCACCGCCTTGTGCAATGTTGCTTGCTGTGCCACCCATGTCGTTCTTTCCAGCAACGATGGACTTAGTGTTTTGTCCGTTGTCACCCATTTTACCATATTGGTTGTACTGCTTTCCACCAACTTGTTCTGTATATTCGCGAAGCATATCTTCTTCATCTTCACCTTCTTCTTCGCCTTCTTCACCTTCTTCTTCGCCTTCTTCAGATCCCATATCAGAACCTTCACCAGCGATAAGAGCTTCAAATTCTGCTTTTAGTGACTCTAGTTCGTCTTCTAAGTCTTGAACACGATCTTCTACATCACCGTCACCACCCATCTCTGAATCATCGCCAAACTCTGCATCCATGGCCATGTCATCTTCTTCACCTTCATCTTCGCCGTCCATTTCAACATCACGCATTAGGTCGTCTGATGGATCACCGCCGATTTCAATAACTTGTTCACCACTGTCAAAACCAAAATTCTCATCAGTTTTTTCAGCTTTGTCTTCCTCTTTATCTTCGTTGTCTTCTTTCTTTTCTTCTTCAGAAATTAAACTCTCGTAGATACCGCGGCTTTTTTCAACAACGATCTGATGAAACAGTTCGTTGGCTTTTTGTGTTTCTTCGTTAATTAGATAATCTAATAATTGTTCAAATTTATTTTGCATTGCGAAATTCTCCTTTGATAGTATAGGCAAGGCTGTCGAGTATATTTACAGCGTAGATAATATATATAGCGAAAATATGCCAAAAAGACGTCTTTTTGACAATTTTTTATTTAAATGTTAAGAATTTTATTAAGCAGGAGCCTGAACTGGCGTAGCATACTGAGCTTGTATCAGCTCAGACTCTTCAGCCATTTCAGAAACATGTGCTTCATGATTCTTGCGCATTTGATTAATTTGCTTCAAGGACAATCTAGTTTTTCTTGTATCTGACAATTTAAGAACGTCTTTGTCATCTTCAGAGTTATACCTTTTGTCTTCCAAAGGTTGATTATCATAGTCATCTTGACCAAGTGAATCTTTATTGAAGTAAATGAATTCGCGTAAGAACATAGTAATGTATTTATTGCGATTGTGCAGGACTTGGTGGTGCTCCTGCTCCGCCAGTGCCGCCTGCTTCGCCTGTAGGCTCTGCTCCTGGTGGTGGAACTCCTGTGCTACCTTCATTGTCAGTAAACTCATCCAAGTCACCTTGAATACCGCCTGGAGTTATTCCTGCTCCACGCATTTCTTGTCCTGGATTCTGTCCATTACCAGTATTACCAACAATGTTTTCTTGACGCCATAGCAGTTCATTTTCTTGCATTTCTTCTGCACTAAGACCTAAGAAGCGTTTTAGAGCAAAACGTTTGCTCATATAAGGAACTTCTGCAACTGCTTGGAACGTGCTCACACGTTGTCCATCCATCTCTGCTTGTCTATAAGACGCAAAGTTTTGTGGAGGATTGAATTTTAAATCAAATAAGTTTGGATCAATGTTGATTCCGCAGTTTTTGAGATATAATTTAAATTCTAAATCAAATGCTTCTGTGAATAAACTTTGTAAACGTTCACAATAAAAGTTAAAACGTAGCTCTTGTATGTAAGCAGTGCCCACACGTCCATCACTAAAACTTGCATTTGAATCGTCTGGACCTGTAGGCAAATAGCTACTTGGTATACGCAATGCACGGAATAGTTTGTTAGTAAAGAAGCGTAAATCTTCAATTTCTCCTAGGTTACTACCGCCTGGAAGTACTTCAACTTTACTGCCACGACCTTCAGCAGTTTGTGGGAAAAAGTAATCTTCGTTAATGGCTAGAGGGTTAAATCCACTGTCAATAACACTTTGTCCGCCACCAGTAACACTAGGAATACGTCTTTGATTTACTTCGTTTTTAACACGTTCAACAAAGCTCATGGCCAAGTGACTAGGCATGTTACCCACGTCCACATAGAATACACGTCTTTCTGGAGCTCTCATCACACGATAGATAATGATCGCATCTTCTAGCAATTCTTTTTGCTTGTATACTTTAAAACACATTTCAAGCAAGCTATTGCCAAATGGGAAGTTACTATCAAGTCCTTCACTCAGACTTAAATGTATCACATGGTTAGCATCAATAGCCACTTGTTCTTGACTGTTACTGAATCTACTGCCTGTTAGTTGAGGATATCCGCCAACCATACCACGCTGAAAGCCACCACCAGTAACGTATGCCGCATTACCTGGAGTTGCATTAGGAGCATTTGGATTGATTTGTGTTACTGTTAAACTTTGTAAGTTAACGTTTAGGTCTCGAATAACATATTGCTCAGGCTCTTTGCCTTCACTTTCGTTAACAATAATTTTGTCAACTTTACTAGGATCAATGTAAACCCATTTTTGAGTTTCTGGATCACGTATAAAGAAACAATCACCAAACTTAAAAAGATTACGGATTGTTTTAAAAATTCTTACATCAAATTGATTCAGCTTGTGCCACTGTTGTAGGCATTTCTTTAATAGTTTAACTTCAGTATTTGTTGCTTGTTCTCTATAATCAATGTTGAACGCAGTACCATTGTCCTTGTTCTTTTGTGTGCAAAATTCAGCTAAAATGTCCAATGCCGCATTGACTTCACTGTCTGCATCCATGGTATTGTACTGCTGATATCGTTCTAATCTATTTGGATGTCCTGAATATACATCAGGAAGGAAACTGGAATAGTTGCTTCTAAATGCGTTATAATTTGAACCACCCGATCCTGATATAAGACTCTTGGAGCCTCCATCATTGTTAACTTTAACTGGTGTAAAAAACTTTTTCCAAGCCATTCTTGATCCTTATGCCGTTGGTATTGACATCTGAACAGACGCTGTCAATGATTCTAATTTGTTAATAATTCTTGTGGCATTTTCATTATTATTTTGGATTAATCTATCAAGTGTTTCAGATCCTGTTCCTAATGTAGCCACTTGTGTTCTGCTAGTATTTAACTGATTTTGTGATGGGTCACCGGCAGAAGTGGATACTTCCACTGGTCTTTCAGCTGGAGCGGCAGCAGGAGCGGCAGCACTAGATGGTGTCACTGCACTTGTTTCTGGTCTTGGTGCGGCAGCTACTGGTGCTGGAGGTTGCGGCGGATTTTTAATCGCAGAAGCTACTCGTGCGTATTTCTCTGCGGCATCAAGTGACATGAATTCAACTCCTATTTTACCAGCATTACCATCATATTCGCTAGATAATTTATAGTCAGTTCCTTCTTTTAGATTAGCTTTTGCCATTAAGGTTTTAATTTGATCAACTTCTCTAGATACTTCTTGACCTTTGTTAACCATGAATTGACGTTTTATGCCACCACTAATTTTTTCATTGTCTGGATTAGAGTTATGTCTTCGAACATGTTCAATAGCTCCTAATAATTGACTTGCCGCTGGCCCTAATGTTTCCCTTGCTGGTGCTCTTTGACTTGCTGCCGGAGCAGACTGTACTGGTGCTTGTTGTGCTCCATTATTAGCACCTGGTGCTTGTTGTGTGTTAGACGAATTCGTTTGGCCACTGGTATTTCCGCCTGCCGCTCTAGATTTTGCAGTTGATTCTTTAAATGCTTTAATCAGTTCTTTATTCACAAGTCCTGAACTTTCTAGCATATCTAAAACAGACTCTACTGATGCATCTATGTCTTTGCCAACACCATCAGCAAATTTATTAATATAATCAGTGGCAGTTTGGTTTGCTGAATTCATTGAGTTAACCAGTTCATCTACTAAAGGATCTGCTTGACCTGCAATTTGTCTTGCAATTCTACTCATTGCAGTTGTGACTACCTGTGAACCCAAAGCAATACTCAGTCCAAAATTATTCAATGTCTTATTAGCCATGGACATTGAAATCGCCATTTTAATATTTTCTCTTTGGAATCGTCCTAAGGCATCTAAATTTTCCCCTTGTTTATCAGTTAAATTTTGTGTAGAATCTTTTAAACGTTCTTGTAAAGCATTTACATCGCCAAACATTTGTGCAGTATTAAGCAACCCTGTTACTGAAACCGCAAAAGCATCACTCCTTCCTAATGCAGAGTGTGCAAGATCATTCTCGCTTGCATTAATTTGATTAACTAGTCCGTCTATTCCTAGTTTTTGCATCGACTCCATTACATTGCCACCAGTAGCAACCTGTCTAGCTAATTCTTTAAATTTTGGTATTAAATCAGGAGCTATACCTGCAAGCGACGCAGTTTGTTCATCAAAACGGCCTGTGTAGGCTGCAATAGTTGCCATCATGCCTTTTTGTGCATCACCACCAAACAAGCCAGTCATTAGAGATAGCATTTGTTGTTTACCTTCTTCTCTAATATTTTTAAAGATTGTTCTATTACGAGCATCTTGTAGTGCTTCGTTGGCTGCTTTCATGACCACTTCTCTGTTGAAGCCAAACGCATCACCCAATTGAGTAACGCTTTTTGTAGTGTCTAACAGTCTGGTAATAAATTTTTTACTTCCTTCACCTTCAGCTTGTCGTAGACCTCCAAGAAGTGTAGAGTTTTCTAAAATGACTTTGCCATAGTCATTAGCACCAATGCCCATCCTCATAAATTCATTATTATATACTTCCCCTGATTCGCGCATTGCTGTGGCTATGTCCTTAACAGTTCCCATAGCAACTCTAGCACTACGTCCGCCCAAACGAAGATTCATAAAGTTTTCTTGCATCAACTGTGCATATTCCTGCATGTTGACACCTAATGCACTGGAAGTAATTCGTAAATTGTCAAAATCTCCAGCAACTACACCACCAATATTGCTTAGTTTTTTATAAACATCAAATTGTTCTTCTAACTGTCCAATACCTTCTGCGGCAAATTTGTATATCTTACTTGTAACTTTGCCTATTGCAGTATTAGACATAGCTGTATTGGCAGCTAGTATTCTAAGATTTGTTCCACTTTGTCTTATACCACTGTCTGCGACACGTATCTGGTCAACCAAACTGTCAAGTCCACCTGTGACAGCACTCAACGTGTCGGCTAAAATACCGCCAGCTTTAGTAACTATACCTATGACCGTACCAACTTTTCCAAACTTACCAGCAAGTTCTTTAGCTTCATCACCAGCTACGCCAAATATGCCTTTTGATTTTCCAGCGGTGCCTTGAATCGCCATAAGTATTTGTCGTTGAGTTTCCTCCAACGCCATACCACGCAGTCTAACACTTTCGCTACCTATTGATCCTGTGACTTCAGACATTTAATTTTCCCAGAAATATACGCATATAAATAATGCAGTATATTATTTATCGGAGTTAAAAAATGGAAAGTTCACGTAAAAATCCCCTGTCTTCTTTTATGAGAAGACCTAAACTATTTCTTAAATTACCCAGCCAAGGACGCTTTTGGCCTGAGGGCAGTTTGGAAATGCCAGATAACGGAGAGTTCCCTGTATATGGACTAACCGTTAAAGACGAATTAATGATTAGAACTCCTGATGCATTGTTCAACGGACGTACCACAGTGGACGTGATTAAAAGCTGTGTGCCAAATATTTTAGATCCCTGGAAGTGTCCAAGTCTAGATTTAGACGCAATCTTAATTGCCATACGCATTGCCACATACGGCGAAAAAATGACCATGGATGTGACTATTCCAGGCACCAATGAAAAAGAACCTTTTGAAATTGATTTGAGACCTTTGTTGGATCAAATTGTGGAAAATACCTACTGGGAAGAAGAAGTCAAAGTCAACAACGACATGACCATATTCATTGAGCCAGTGACCTACAAAGTATTAACTGACTATAGTTTATTAAGTTTTGACAGTAATCGTGTGCTACAAGCCATTATACAAAACGAAGAACTCAGTGAAGAACAGCGTATTGACATGGCAGCAAACGCCATGGGACGCCTAGCAGACGCTACTCTAATGCAGATGTTAAACGGAATTAAGCGTATTGACACTACTGAAGGCAACACCACTGACCCATTACAAATTAAAGAGTTTTTAGAAAATTGTGATAAAGAGTTTTTTGATGTAGTAGCCAAAGCATTTAGAGATCTTAATGATAGAAACAACAAACGCTTCATGACCATACAGACTCCACAACAGTATGTGGAACAAGGATCTCCCGCACAGATGGAAATTCCCTTTGAGTTTGATTACTCAAATTTTTTCGTCTAAGGCTTTTGTCTAAAACTCTGCCTGAAATTGTTGAGA